CTTCAATCTGCTAGGGGAGCCAATGCTAACCCAGGTAGAAAACCTTACATGGTTCAAACTGTTTTGAATCTAGCAACTGCTTTGTCTGACAAAGGATCTGCACTAGCTGCTTCTGATGTCGTTCCAGTAATTGCTGTCAAAAAAGGAACCATGATCCTTAATGCAGGTATGGAAGTTGATACAGCTTCTGACGGTTCTACATTAACTCTAGATCTAGGAACAGGGGCTGATGCCGATTGTTTTGTAGATGGATTTGATGGAACATCTGCAGCAGGAGTTGTTAGTCAAAACCCTGCAGCATTCCAACCATTAATGGCTGTAGCTGATGACAACATCGACATGACAATTGCAACATTGTCTGGTGGTGCTGTTACTACAGGCAAGATCCGAATTTGGGCATGGATGATGGATTGCACAGATCAGGGCAATGATGGCACTGCTCAAGAAGTAGCACGTGACAATGCATAACTAACTTAAGGGGCAGGGCAACTTGCCCCTTTAACCTTATCTAAGGGATTTTTTCATGGCAACTTACATAACACTAGTTAATCAACTTCTAAGACGTTTAAATGAAGTTACACTAGATACTGCAGGTGATGGGTTTGACACAGTGCGTAATGTTCAGGCACTTGCTAAAGATGCTATTAATAACTCCATTAGAAATATAATACAGACAGGACAAGAATTTCCTTTTCTCAAAACAACAAATACACAGACATTAGCAGCAGGTACTAGACAATACGATTTTCCTGCTGATTATTCTGGAGCAGACTGGGAAACTTTTTATATTAAAAAATTAACATCTGTTGATAACACTCCAATGCATTTACCATCTATTACTTATGATGAGTACATTCAGAGGTATAGACACTTTGATGATACAGGAGATTCAACAGGTATATCTGCTCCTACTCTTATTTATCAAACTAACGAGGAAAAGTTTGGGGTTACTCCTATTCCAGATCAAGCTTACGAAATAGAATACGTGTACTTTAAGTTTCCATCTGATCTAGCTTTATTTAACGATACTTGTCTTATCCCAGATAGGTTTAACCATGTAGTTATTGATGGTGCTATGATGTACATGATGAGGTTTAGGTCTAACGAACAGAGTGCTGCAATGCACCAACAAAACTTTGAAGATGGCATCAAGTCTATGAGAAGAGTTCTTATAGATGAGCATCTTAGGGTAAGGTCAACTGTAGTTGATAGGGTTAACTCTTCTAATCAGGTGTTGGGTAGAGTACTGTAATGGCTGACAATCTAGCTTCTTTTAAAGTCTTCTGTCAGGGTGGGCTTAATACTAGTAGGGATGTGCTTTCTCAAGGTGAGACACAACCTGGATCTGCTACTACACTTTTAAACTATGAACCTGCTGTTACTGGTGGTTATAGAAAGATAAATGGGTTTGCTAATAACTACGGCACAGTTACAGGCACAGGAAGTGTACTAGGTGTTTGTGTAGCTAACGGTATTAACAATGGCATCCTAGCTTGCCGTACACCTTCTAGCGGTAATAACTACCTGCATTATTGGAATACTTCTACATCAGCTTGGGTAGCTGTAACTACTTCTGGCTCACCTACAATGTCAGGTGTAACAAAAGTAAGATTTACAAAATACAACTTTGGTAGTCCAAAGGTAATATTAACAGACGGTATAAATCCTGCAGCTACCTATGATGGCAGTACTTATACTCAGATTACACATGCAAACGCACCTACAGATCCTAAGTATTCTGCTGTATTTCAAAACCATATGTTTTTAGCAGGTGATCCTGCAGAAGATACAAACTTATATTTTAGTGCTCCATATGCAGAAACAGATTTTAGTGCAGCAAATGGATCAGGTGTTATAAATGTAGGTTTTCCTGTCGTAGCAATAAAGCCTTTTAGAGATGCTCTGTATATTTTTGGCAGTAACAACATTCGTAAGCTTGTTGGCAATAATATTTCTAACTTTGTTTTAGAAACAGTTACTGATGACTTAGGATGTCTAGCCACAGACAGCGTTATAGAAATAGGGGGTGACTTACTATTCTTATCTCAAGATGGTCTACGCCCAGTTTCAGGTACAGATAAAATTGGTGACGTTAATCTTGAAACTGTATCAAAAGATATTCAGTCTATCTTTACAGACATTGTATTTGATATTGATCTTGATGGTCTTAATGCTGTAGTAATTAGACAAAAGACACAGTTTAGATATTTCTTTGCAGCAGCAGACTCGCAAGGTATTATTGGCGGTTTTAGGCAGACACCAAATGGATTACAGTTTGAATATAGTCAGATGCTAGGTATTACTGCTACTTGTGCAGACAGTGGCTACATAGGGCAAAATGAATTTGTAATACATGGTGACAGTACAGGTAAAGTACACAGGCAAGAGCAAGGTAATAGTTTTGCAGGAAATAATATACTAAGTATATTTCAAACACCTTTCTTTCATATGCAAGATCCAGAACAACGTAAAATATTTTACACAGTAGCTACATACTTACGTTCTGAAGGTGATAACTCAATAGTTATGTCGGCTGTGTATGACTATGAAGATGTAGATACTCTTAATCCAACAAACTTTAATTTATCTACAGAAGGTGCAGCAGCTTACTATAACGAAGCTGCATATAATAGCACCGCAATTTATGATGGTAATCCATCACCAGTACAAAGAACTAATATATCAGGATCAGGCAAATCAGCATCTTTCAGATATGTAACTAATGACTCAGATGCGTCACACAGTATACAAGGTTTAGTGATTACATTTGGAGTAGGAGACAGGTTATAAAATGGCAGGGTATTCAAGACAATCAGCAGCAGACATTATCGCTAATGCGGTTATTAAAGCTGCACCAGTAAACGCAGAGTATAATGCTTTACGAGATGCGTTTGCTTTAGCTACTGGACATAAACATGACGGTAGTTCTACAGAAGGAGGTTATGTACCTCTTATAGCTGACAGTGATGCACTAAACAAAGTTGTAATAGATACATCTAACAACCGCATAGGTTTTTTTACTGAGGTATCATCTTCAGCAGTAGAACAACTGAGAATACAAGACGGTGCTATTGTTCCTGTAACAGATAATGATATAGACCTTGGTACATCTAGTTTAGAATTTAAAGACTTGTACATTGATGGTGTCGGTTATTTAGACTCTGTAGACATAGATGGTGGTTCGATAGACGGAGTAACAATAGGTGGGTCTTCTGCAGGAGCAGGAACATTTTCATCTTTAGTTGCTACTACAGCAGATATAAATGCAGGTACTATTGATAATACAGTTATAGGTGGTACAACCGCTGCTGCTGCAGACTTCACTACTATGGACGCTTCAGGTAATGCTACTGTAGGTGGTACTCTTGGTGTTACAGGCAATGTTACAATGGGCGGTACATTAGCAGTAACTGGTACAACTGCTCTTACAGGTACAGCAACTATTACCTCTGCTGATATTAACTCTGGTAGTATGGATAATACCACTATTGGTAACACAACGGCTGCTGCAGGTACATTTACCAACCTTACTTCTACAGGCACATCTACTCACGCTACTGTTGATATTAACGGTGGTGCAATTGATGGTGTGACTATAGGTGGATCATCTGCAGGTGCAGGTACATTTACAGACTTAACAGCCTCTGGCACAACTACAATAACAACTGCAGACATAAATGGCGGTGCTATGGATGGCACAACAATTGGTGCTTCTAGTGCTGCAGCGGCTAGCTTTACAACTGTATCGACATCTGGACAAGCTACATTAGCAACTGCTGATATTAATGGTGGTACTATTGATGGTGCTATTATTGGAGGCAGCACTGCTGCTGCTATAACAGGTACAACTATTACAGGTACAAGTCTTGTAGGTGCTGTTACAGGTAATGTCACAGGAGATGTAACAGGCGATGTTACTGGTGATGTGACAGGTAATTTGACAGGTAATGTAACTGCAGGTTCTGGTTCGTCCACGTTTAACAACGTAACTGTCAACGGCACACTAGACGTTACAGGTACAACAATTGCTAACGTTACTGATCCCAGTTCTGCACAAGATGCTGCCACGAAAAATTATGTTGACACAGAGGTAGCTGCACTTGTTGACTCTGCTCCAGGTACGTTAGACACACTAAACGAACTAGCTGCTGCTCTTAATGACGATCCTAACTTTTCCACAACTATTACAAATAGTATAGCTACCAAGTTACCCCTTGCAGGTGGTACAATGTCTGGTGCTATAGCTATGGGTACAAACAAGATTACAGGCTTGGGTGATCCTACAGCTAACCAAGACGCAGCAACTAAAAATTATGCAGACTCTACATTTTTAAGTTTGTCTGGTGGCACTATGACAGGTGCTATTGACATGGGTAGTGCAAAGATTACTACTACCTACACACCTACTAACAATGCTGATCTTACAACTAAAACATATGTTGACGGTATACTTGGATCAGCTACTGCTGCAGCAACTTCAGCTACGGCTGCTGCTTCTTCTGCCACTGCTGCTGCCTCAAGTGCTACTGCAGCCGCAAGTAGTGCAACTGGAGCAGCTTCTAGTGCAACCTCTGCAGCAGCTTCATATGATTCATTTGATGACAGATACCTTGGTGCTAAGTCTTCAGCCCCAACGGTAGACAACGATGGTGATGCCCTAGTTACTGGTGCTCTCTATTTTAAT